TTGCGAGAAACTAACACAAACCCATCAAACCAAATTACGTTAGCCATAACAAACGGCTTAAACATACTGACCATCACCGACACTGGCGCAAACTCGCTGGAAGTAAATGACTTTGTCACGCTGGCTGGCGCTGTTGACTTGGGTTCAGCGGGTACAAACGTGACGGCTGCGGTGCTAAATCAAGAGTTTCAAATTCTGTCAGTTATCTCTGGCACCCAGTACACAGTGCAGTTATCGGTAGTATCTAACCGTACAGCCTCATCAAGCACGATGACTGGACTAACAATTGCCTACCAGATCAATACAGGTTTGCCTATCTACACTATCGGCACTGGTTGGGGCGCGGGTCCTTGGAGTCGCTTGAGTTGGGGTTCGGGTTTTACTACCGGGTTTGGTTTGCAGTTGCGTCTGTGGAGTCAGGCTAACTTTGGTGAAGACTTGCTGTTTTCCCCTCGTGGCGGCGCTTTTTATCTATGGCAACCGGGTGGGGGCGCAACACCTGCGTATGGTACTCGTGGGACTGCGGTTACCGGTACCGACGTGCCTTCTAAGATCAACCAGATTATGGTGTCGGACACCTCCCGCATCGTGATTTGCTTTGGGTGCAATGACCTTGGTGCATATGACAGCACACCGCAAGACCCACTACTTATTCGTTGGTCTGAACAAGAGAGTTATACCGGCTGGACTCCAGCAGCCACAAACCAAGCGGGGAGTTATAGACTTTCTCATGGCTCTACAATTGTTGCTGCGCTTCAGACTCGTCAAGAAATCGTGGTGTGGACAGATGCGTCCATCTACTCTATGCAGTATCTTGGCCCACCGTTGGTGTATGGCTTTACACTCCTTGCGGACAACATCTCAATTGTCTCCCCCAACGCTATGGCAACCGCTGCCGGTGTGGTGTACTGGATGGGCGTGGACAAGTTCTATATCTACTCAGGCCGGGTGGAAACGCTGCCCTGCTCGGTGCGTCAGTTCATATTCAACGACATCAACCGGGATCAGGAAGCGCAGTTCAACGCGGGGACGAACGAAGGCTATTCCGAAATTTGGTGGAACTACTGCTCCAAGAACTCGACCGTTGTTGACCGCTACGTCATCTTTAATTATCTGGACCGCGTTTGGTACTACGGCACGTTAGATCGTACGGCTTGGCTAGACTCCCCACTGCGTCAGCTTCCTATGGCTGCAACCTCTGGAAATATTGTGGTGTTCCATGAAGCGGCGGTGGATGATGGCAGTACTAACCCACCAAGCCCGATCAATGCTTATATTCAGTCGTCGGACTTTGATATTGAGGACGGGCACAACTACGGTTTTGTATGGCGCATCATCCCCGACATTACGTTTGACGGATCGGATACAACAGGTGCCACATCGGACAAGCCATTCGTGCAGTTCACGGTACGTCCCAAGCAAAATCCCGGTTCAAACTACGGAACAGCCTTGTCCCCCACAGTAACTTCAGCGCAGAGCTACGCGGGGCAGACGACCTACAACGTGCAGCAGTTCACTGAGATTGTCTACAGCCGGGTGCGTGGTCGTCAGATGGCGTTTAAGATTGAATCAAACAGTATTGGTACACAGTGGCAGTTGGGTGTACCCCGTATTGATGTGCGGCCTGATGGTAGAAACTAATGGCTGGTAAAGACAAACTTGACTCTACCAAAGCACCCGCAATCCCCTTTGCGCCGGTTCAGTACGACCGGGGGGCGGTGGACACGACGCACAATATTCTACGCCAGTACTTCAACACGCTTGATAACTTCGTACAACAACTACTAGGGCGCAGCGGCACTCGGTTTCTTAATGCCCCTTACGGCGCTTTTGAGGACAATACAACTCAGACGGCAGCGGCGAATGTACCTACGTCAATGTTGTTTAATGTAGTAAGTTATTCAAACGAAGTAGCTATCGTAAGTAACTCGCGCATAACCGTCACCCACGCAGGTATGTATAACTTGCAGTGGTCTGGACAGTTTCAGAACGCGGACAACGCAATTCACGATATTTCGGTGTGGCTACGTAAAAACGGGGCGGGGCCGGGGTCTGACATTTCGGGGTCTCGTGGAGTCATTTCTGTACCCGCTAGGAAAAGCGCAACCGCCGGGGATGAGGGCAAAGTTATTGCTGGTTGGAATTATTTCGTAGAGCTTCAGGCGGGGGAGTTTGTGGAAATCTGGTGGGATACAGACAACGCCTTAGTTACGTTACAGGCATATCCAGCAGACTCCGCAGTTTTCACTGGCTCTATATCGGGCACAACCATGACGGTCAGTGCAGTAACCTCCGGCACTATTAAGCGCTATTCAAGCGTGGTTGGTACAGGAGTAGAGGTGCCGACATTTATTACCGCTTTGGGCACGGGCACTGGCGGAGCCGGGACATACATTGTGGACACATTGCAGACGGTAGGTAGTACAACTATGACAAGTACCTTTTACCCCAGCACGGCTTCGTCCGTAGTAACACTGAGCTTTGTATCGGCGTTGCCATGAGACAGACGCTCTACAAAGATGAGGAAGTGATTTTCCTGTGCGACTACTTACGGGATATTGGTAAGGTGGCTTTGCACTTGAACATAGCGCCGGGGGCGTGGTCTCCGTCGAGGTTTAAAAAGTACTATAGTATTTTTGTTAACGTAGTTGCGCCGGGGTTGAAGGCTGAAGGGTACAATGAAGTATACGCAACACCTTTTGAAAATGACGTAAAAGCGCGTAAACTTATCGCAATGTTCGGATTACACGAGTATGGGCACAACATGGGCCTCGTACTAATGAAGAAGGAGATTTAACATGCCTCATGCCGTCGCCGCTGGAATAGCCAGCACCGCTTTAACCGCCCCTGTTGTAGCAGGTGGGTTGGGTGCTCTAGGAACTGGTCTTGCTGCGGGAGCCACGTTGGGCGGCGCGGGCGGTATTTTCTCCAATTTTATGGCGGGTGCTGCGCCGGGGCTTGCGGGTACGTTAGGTGGGGTTTCTGCGCCCGTTGCCGCTAGTATTGCCCCCGCCGCTACATCTCAGCTTCTGGGTACTATTGGGGGTAACGTTGCCCCGGGCGCGTTTGGCGCTAACTTGGCAGGTGCTGCGGCTCCGGGTTTAACTGGCTCTGCCGCACAAAATCTGGGGTTGAACGCGCTTAAATCACAGGTTATAGGTACAGGTGTTCAAAACGCAGCGGCGCAACAAGCGACTAATCTTGCTTTCCAAAATGCTGCTGCACAGAACATGGCGGGTGGGTTGGCGAATCCTATGTCGCAAATGGGCCCTAAGTTTTTGGCTAACTCCCCACCTATTGCCAGCCCAAATAACTCCTTACTGCGTTCATCCCTAGCAAATTATCAAACACCACACCTTGCACAAAACGCGGTGATATCAGACGCATCAAACGCGGTAACACCGGAACTGCTGGCCAATCCTTCCGGGTTTAGCGAAGCCGGGTTTAGGGGGTTACAAAAATCTGGCCTAAACTATCCAAGCTTGTCTAACCCCACAGCACAAGCTGTTAATCCTACCGACATCGTGGGCCGCTCAATCCGCCCCGACCAAAACTTCATGCAGAACCTTGGCAACATCGGCTCGTTCCAAGACGTAAAAGACTATGCAGTCCAGCATCCCTATGCTACCAGTGCAATGGCTGGGCTTGGTGCTATGGGCATATCGAAGTTGATGCAGCCGAAAAAGGTTCCGACGCCCGAAGATGAGTCAATGATCCGCCCGTATACGTATGAGCGCACGCAGCGTCCTGAAGCGTATGCAACTAGTCCGACGATGGATTCTAGCGAGCGTAACTACTTTAACGATCAGTTCATTGCAGGCGAGCCATATAAAGCAGCAGAAGGCGGTATTGCATCTGCGTATGCTATGGGCGGTCCTGTTGAAGGTATGTCTGCGATGAATTCTGTGGGTATGAACACAGGCTACCCCATGGCAAACCTGCAAACGCCTATGTACTCTAACCCCGGAATGCAACGCCCAGAAGCTACGAATGTCATAGCGCCATCTGCCGATGCAGGGGTGGATGCGTATAGTGGTGAACAGAGGTTTGCGGGCGGTGGAGAGACTCAATACGGTCGCCCTATTCTTGACCCTCATGCTGGGCAGATGAACTCTGAAAATCAAACACGCAGCCAACTTGCGGGTGGGAGACGACCAACTGCTGCGCCAACTGCGCCGTTACCTAAATACACATACGACCCAAAGACCATGCAGTTTACGCAAACGGTAGGGGGTAATAAAGTGTCGGGTGGTATTGCTACACCTGCTATGGGCCCTATGCAAACTCAACCAGCTACGCCAATCAACGTCCCTGCCTACCAAACACCTGAACAGCAACTTGGGTTGGGTGGGTTCTATGACTATATGAACCAGCAGCTAGGTGGTTACGCCGGGTATGCTAGGGGCGGTAACGTTGGGGGCGAGTCTCACTTGGGTGACTATTCTGATGGCGGTCGTCTTTTGAAAGGACCCGGCGATGGAGTTTCGGATTCTATCCCTGCTTCTATTGGTGGCAGGCAACCTGCTCGTCTTGCTGATGGTGAATTTGTGGTGCCCGCACGGATCGTGTCTGAACTTGGAAACGGCTCAACCGAAGCCGGTGCCCGTAAGCTCTACGCGATGATGGACCGCATTCAGAAAGGCCGTCGTAAGTCTGTGGGCAAAGGCAAGGTAGCTGTAAACAGTAAAGCCGATAAACATCTACCAGCGTAAAGATGCCCTTATATCAAATACACCCTAACGAATTACCCCACGTTTGGCCTATAGCTGCACCATTGTTGCAACGGGCGATTGATCTTGATCCGGATTTAAACAAGCTTGAATTGCTTGAATATGCTATCCGTACTGGACGTACTTATTTAGTCGTGTGGGATGAGCCGGGTGAGGGTATTACAGGGGCAGCGGCAATAGATATTCTTGATTACCCGACGCAACGTGTTGCGCACGGTAATTTAATGGGCGGTAAAGGGATTGTGCGGCCCCACGTTATTGAAGAGTTGTACAACTGGATGAGGTCTCATGGCGCTACGGTAGCGCAACTTTGGGTTAAGGGTACCTTAGTTCAGATGTACGAAAAGATTGGGCTGGAAGTAACCCATCAGGTAATGAGGAAAAAATTATGATTATCCGCAATAAGTTTAACGGCTACGTAAACGGCAACAACCGACTTTATCCCGGTGGTGGCGGTGGGCAGTCACAGCCTACTAATACTACGCAAACTACAACGACGATCCCTGAGTATGCGCGTCCATCCGTTGAACGGATGCTGGGTAAAGCCGAAGCGTTTTCTGAGACCCCATACCAACCTTACGGCGGCCAACGTATTGCTGATTTTTCCCCGATGCAACAGCAAGCGTTCCAAGGCGCAGCTAACTTAGGCCCCGCAAAACAACTGGGCGTAGGCACACAACTAGCAGGTATGGCGGGTCTTGGCGGGTTAGGTGCAGGTCAGCAGTACGCACAACAGGCTACGAATCCTTATGCAATGCAGTCGTATATGTCGCCGTACATAGAAAACG